GAAACGTACCATTTACCCGATTCGATTCCGGAGATAATACTCTCCATTCTTTCTTTGTTTTCCTCGTTAGTCCAACTGTTGTATAAAACAGCCTGAGTGATTATGTCAAACTCGTCTGGTCTTGCCGTATCTTCATTCGAAACAGCTTTCCCGTCTTTAGTTAAAACATAACTTCCTGTTATATGTCCGATAATATCATTTTCATCGTGCATATAATTGAATTGTTTATCTTCTGGTGTGTTTCTCGCCTCCCATGTGGCCTGGGACATAAAAACGTCATCATTTTTATTCCAGCCAGTTGACACCAGTACAGATTCTATATAATATAAATCTATCTGATCTTTATTCTCAGCTATTACCTTGTTGAGAATTTTTTCATCAGTAATTAGTTCTTTAGCGGCAGCAACGTTTCCTCGGTGAAGGGTTGCTTCAGAACAATAAGCGAGGCTGGCGGTGCTTTTTACAAGCTCGCCAACGCCGTCTTCGATTTCTTTTTGATATATTTTAATAGTCATAGGAACCTCTAAAGATAATATACACAAAAAATGTAAAAAAACGTGAAAAACAGAATCAACTGTTTAAAAAGTAGTCAATATACGAGGAAATAGCGTGTTTTCTATAGTTATCTACACTTAGTTTCTTTAGGTCAATATTGGCATCTGACATCATTTGAGATAATGCTTTGGGCATTTTCTTTGTTGACGCGATGACTTTCACAACCGTATCTGCATCTACCTTTGACATGGGTTCAGTGTTCGTTAGCACATGAAGCTTCAATTCTTCTAGCTCTTTTATTTGAGCTTTATTCAAAGACCTCATGTCCTTTTTATTGTTGGTAGCAAGATATGCGGCATTGGTAATCTCTGAAATTATATCAAAAGATTGGTTCGTCCACATGATAAACTCTGCAACTCCAGGTTTAGAGCGAGGAGTGTCTACACGTTGCTTTCTAACATTTTCATCAATCTTTCCGGGTGGTCTGCCGTTTGGATTCACGGGGCCTTTCTTTTCTTGAGGTTTTTCTTTTTGAGTCACCTCTGCTTGTTTTTCTATTTTCTCTATATCTTTTTTATGATTTGGATTATGGAATGGGCTAGCTTTATCTGGGAGCTTATCAGAGAATCTGGCCGTATCTTCTCTTTGTAGACGCATTTTTTCTACGGCAGGAACTTCTTTAAATCTTTCCAGTACCGTCTCGTTAGAGATAATGGATCTGTCAGCCAGTTGGATTAGTAGATTTTTCTCAGCAGACTCGTCCGACAGACTCATTTGGTCGTAAACGATGTGTGGAGGTTTTCTGAATCCCATAGCCTTACGAACAATTTCACACTCTTTTTCCCAAAAGGCTGTAAGCTGATCTCTGCCGTACTGTAATCTTTCTACCAGTGTTTTGAGAGATATGAAATTATTTGTAAATCCGCCTCCATTAGATGCCATGCCCGTTAGAGTGGGGGGAACACCCAGTCCAGCGTAGATACTATTTAATACAGACTGATATTTTTCAGACCCTAAAAATTTATAAACCTGAGAATTACTTTCTGTGTAAGATAATTCTGGACCCCATACTAATTCCATAGTGCCGCCACCAACATTACTGTGCAAAATTTCTCTTAACTTGTTGATAGCCGCCTTGTTTGGTAGAATCTTGTGATCTAGATTACCAAGAGTCCACAGACGAATGTTGGAAATGGCGCCGTCTAAAGCAGATAAATCAGCTAGTCTCATTTTTTCTAGCATGATAATATCATCTAAAATCGCATAAATTAAAGGGTTTGCCCAGTTAGACCAGTCGTCTTTTTTATAATAGTGGACGCAAAGCCTTTCTTTATCTAGCTCAACCTTTTTGTCCCCAGCCTTGATTCTATTTTTAATATCTGGAGGAAGTGTTTCTAAAACATGCGCTGGGATCGAGCCGTCTTTAAAGTTATCAAAAAAAGAATTTGTATTGATTTGAAAGTTTTTTGTACCAAGAAATAAATTAATTTTACTATTCTTTATATCAAGACTCAGAGGGTTGAAAAAATTATACCTCCAAGGAATTGTATTTCTTTCAAATTGAGGTAATTCAACTGTAATATCGTTACCCATAGATTTGATATATTTTACAATATCGGGCGTGATATTAGCAGAACTTCTGTATGCAAAAACCTGACCGGCACGATATAGCATGTTTAAAAATCTTTCCGACCTTTCTTTACCGGAAATTTTCTTAAACCATTGTTGATAAAACTTTTCTACGCTTTTGTTTTCGTGGACAATATTGATGCCTTGACAACCAAAGTCTCCCATGAGGTCGATAACATTTCTAATAATACCAACCTTGTCGTAAGCATCCATGCACATTTTAATGATACGCTTTTGACGATATGGTACTCTTTCTTCTGGTCTGAAAGCGTAATAATCAGAACTTCTAAACCCAGGACGGACTGTTCTGTTTGGTTCAATGTCTTTAAAGTCGCGATAGTGATTGGCTTTGGTTACACCTCCATAACTATCGACAGATTCAGAGAATTTCTCAAAAGCCTGTGCTCTACTTTGACTGTCTGAATCATTCCAAGTGATAAGACCGTTAGCTGAGTTCATGTATAATTCCTTTGTAATTAGATTGTAATACAATTGGTATTATATTATACACAAATCAATAAACATCCTTCATATTATCTGTAAACCAGTTGGGTCCAGAGAACATTTCCGAGGCTTTTTGCTTCTTTTTGGACTCTGGTAAATTTCCAGCAAAACCTCCATAGAAATTATATTGCTGCGGAGTGGGTGCTCTAGCCAATGTTCTAGCCGCCATATTAGCCATAATCAAAGCAGAGTAGCGGTCTTTTCTCATCTTGCTTTTCTTGCCAGCCGCAACTACTACTTCTGGGGTATCCCACCTGTCACGTCCGTTGCTAGTCTGAGTCATTTGTATCATGGATAGTTCGTCTTTTAATTCTTCTATGTCCATAACACATTCTTCTAGCGTATCATACATTCTACCCTTCATACCATCCTCAAAGTTTGATACACCAACCGTTACGGCGTCAAACATAGGAAATATAATAGCTTTATCTTCTAAATCTTTTCTAAGGCCGTGATTGGCTTCTGCTAGCCAGTCGTATTTTGCAAATTGACACATTTCTAAAATATGTAGTCCACGCTGGTCGTCGGTGTCTTTAGGTTTATCGTCGTCTATAACGGGCCAGATTTCCACTTCGCCGTCTTGAAGCTTGTCTTTATCGTGAAGAGATTCCATTACGGCAATACCACCGCCCTGCGCGTCCATAGCAATATGGATACAGGGAAATAGTTTCATTAAGTCTCTAATCTTTCTAGCACAATAAGAGTAAAAATCCGTCTCTGTAGAATAACCCTTTTTGACTTTCTCTTTGTGTTCAGATCTTGTTGTGGTCCAACAGTGTACTATTCTTCTATGATCTTCGTTTATTTCCAATACAATAATACTGAAATTATCAACTTCGGATGCGGGGTCAACACCGAAGATATATTTCTTAGAGGGATCTCCAATCAACTTGGCTTCAAACACAATTTCGTTTCCCTTGGAATCTTTTATTGGTTCTAGGTCGTTACTCACGCAGCTCTCGATTAGGGTTCTCTTAAAGAAGCCTTCTGAGTCCCGCGTAAACACTGCGCCAAACTCCATTTGATAAATACCAGCATGAACCGTCGCTTTAGACCTAGCAACCTGAGAAGCGTCCATAAAGCCCTCTGGAAGAAGCTCGTAAGGTATTCTCATAATAGAATATTCTTTCCAGTCAAAATTATCTGGAACATCTTCTCCTCCAAAAACCTCTCTTAATTTAGAGGGGTCTCCCTGGCTCTTGATAATAGATTTCCACCGCTTCCAGTATGTGGCAAAGTGATTAAAATCGTAATAAGCCGTACCAGACAGGATGATTTGGTTGTCTTTATTCTCTAGTTGGTTGTCTTCTTTTTCTTCTAGCTCTACACCTAATTCTTGGGCTTTCTTCTCTGCGGCCAATCTTTTGACATTCTCAACAGGGTCCGAGCTAACAGCAGCAAAACCAGCGACAACCGTTTCAAAAATATCTCGCGGTATACTAGCAAATTCGTCACTAATAATATCATTAGCACGCTGACCACGAATTTTTTGTCCGTCACCCAAAGGTAAACAGGTAATACGAGAATCATTAATACGCATAACACAACGGTCAACGTCACGGCGCGGTCCACTGTTCCCATCGCATATATCCCTTAATATTGGTGAATTATTCCAAATTGTTTCCATGTACTCAAACAGCACTTTAGACTGCCTAAAAGCAGCGCCAACCACTACAACTTTTCTCTTAGGTAGTAATAATGCTCTTAATACACAGTATAAAGAAAGCATAAAGGATTTACCAAATCCACGACTAGCAATAAGCATAGGAAATTTTCTATTCCAAAGCTCGTATAGAATTAGAGCCTGAGATGGTAGCAACTGAATGTTGAATATATGCTTTACAAGAAAAGAAAAATATTCTGGCCTTGTCATTAGCCAAGTGAGTCGCAAATGAAAGTCATCATCTGAGCCTTTAAGAAATGATGTAGGGTTGAATATTTCTGACTCATTTACATCTATCTTCAGCCAAGCTTCGTTAATTTGTTTTAATTTTTTGTTCATTTATATATCCCGTCCGCGAAGCCGTAGTAAACAGCTTCCGCAGCCGTCATATACCAGTCGCCGTTTTTCATTTTCCGTTTTAAATAAGTTTTTATTTGGTCTACGGTGTATTTCTTTTGTTTGAAAAATTTACCGCCTTTGCACTTTTTGGCATAAATATCTATCATTACTTCAAGCAGTCCTTTTTCAAATCTACACCAGTTTTGAACATTTTGATATTCTCCGGTTATAGATGTTGATCCGTGATGGATCATACAATACGCATTTTGCGTAATGAGTCGTTTATCAGCGGCCTGCAATATTATACTACTCATAGATTCTGCCTGACCATGAACCACTATGGTAACAGGAGATTTAGAATTGGTGATCGCGTCAAAAATTACCATTCCCGGTGCCCAGCTACCGCCTATACTTTGCATACTAATATGTATAGGTTTATGGTTTATACTGTCTAATAATTCTATATTCTTTAGAAAATTGACAGACATTTTATAGTCTACACCAGGATCTTCTTCGCTGTCTTTAGCGCCGTGTAGATATATCTTTCTGTTTTTAAGATCTATTCCATACTGGTGTATATCGGATACACTTTCTGAATAGTTACTCATGTATTTCTTCCTATGGTGTATTTCTCGTTTATACGTTTTAGTAAACTACTGATTAAATCAAAAGCTCCCCTTTCAGAACCAGCAAAAATAACATGCACGTCATTAAAAACAGCAAACTCCATCAAACATCTC